GCCAGTCTTCCAGACTGGAGAGGGCGGCTCGACACCGACCCCGGCGCTCCAATCTTCTGAATGAGCGACGCCGCGCAGTCACCGAGCGAAATCCTCGCCCGCCGCAACGTCCAAAACATCGCGGTAAAGCTCAAGGCCGGCAAGACGCTGACGACCTCGGAGCGCAAGGCGCTCAACGAGTTTCAAGCCGAGCAGACCGGCGGGTGGGTCAAAGACCTGAGTGCGCTGGCGAAGGAGCTGGGGATGTCGCGGCAGGGAATTTACGACGTTCGCAATCGCTTCCCAGACGCGCCGAAGAAACACGAGGACGGCAAGCGCGAGAACCTGACGGCGTGGCAGGCGTTCTGCGCCGAGCACTTGATCGGCAAGGACACCGCGACCAAGAACCTGGCCGACCTCAAAGCCGAACTCATGCGCGAGCAAATCCGCCTCGCCCGATCCAAGAACGAGCGCGAGGCCGGCGACGTGATTGACCGGGAAGTAGTCGAAGCGATGCTCGTGACGCTCGGTCAAAAGCTGGACCTGCTGCTGCGGCTCAAGCTGACAATTGAACTCGGTCCGCGCGGCGTCGGGATGAACGCGGCAGAGCTGAACGTCGAGGGCGGCGTGATTCTGAGCGAGATCCGCGAGGTCGTGAACGCGAACATCGCGACGTTCGAGGCCGAGGCGCTGGACCGGTCGAGGGAATAATCAATGACCGCCTCCGACACCCTCCTCACCAAACTGCGCCTGCCGCAGCCTGACCGCTCGCCGATCTACGAATGGGCGCGGAAGCACATCATCCTGCCAGAAAGCTACGCGACGCCGGGACCGTTCAATGTGAAGATTTCGCCGTGGCTGATTCCGATCTTCGACGCGCTCCAGAATCCGCTGGTGCGCCGCGTTCACTTCCGCAAGGCCGTGCAGATCGGCGGCACGCTCGTCGCTGACATCTGGGTGCCGTGGCTGATCTGCAACGACGCCGGGCCGATCAGCTGGACGATGCAGACCGACGAGATGATTGACCGGCACGCGAAGTCACGGCTCAACCCGATCTTCGAGTCGTGCAAACCGGTGGCGGCGATGCTTCCGCGAGTCGGACCGCACCGGACGACGACTGAGATTTATTTCGGCGGATTCTTTTTTCTGCTCAACCCGGCGAACCTTTCCAGCCAACAGTCGCAGTCCATCCGCTACAAGATCAACGACGAGATTTGGCTCCCGAAGTGGCAGGAGGTTTACGGTCACGCCGTCGCCCGCGTCTCGCGTTTCGAGGAAGTCGGGCGCTCGAAGATTTACAACACGAGCCAAGCGCCGATTATGGACCTCGAAACCGGCAACGTGGAAGACACGAGCTTCCGCCAAGGCACCCAGCAGGAGTGGAGCACCGAATGTCCGGCGTGCCACAAGGTGCACCCGCTTGCGTTCGCGCTGGACAAGCACGAGGAGACCGGCTTGCGCGGCGGCGTGGTCTGGGATGCAGCGGCGCGGCGCGATGACGAGACGTGGGACGTGGCGCGGGCCGTCGAGTCGTGCCGATTCCGTTGTCCGCATTGCGGTCACGAGTCACCGGACACCGACACGACGCGCACCGGATGGAAGCGGGCTGGGCGATTCGTTTCGCTCAACGAGGCAGCGCCGGCTGAGATTCAGAGCTTCCGCGTCGAGTCGCTTGTCAGCCGGCCGATGCGCTTGCTGGTCGAAGAATTCTGCGAGGCTGACAACCATTTCGTGCGCCAAGGTGACGACAAGATGAAGATAGAATTCAAGACCAAGCGCGAGGCGCGGCCGTGGATTGTCGAGAAAAAGGTCGTCAACCTATTCGTGCAGGCGAGCGACTACACCGTCGCTCAGTTCAGCAACGGCGAAGGGATCGAGGGCGAGGTCATTCGCTTCATGGCCGTGGACCGGCAGCAAGACCACTGGTGGGTCGAGATCGGCGCTTTCTCATCGGCGACTGGGCCGACCTACCGGCAGCTCTATTTCGGGCGCGTCGAGACGAGGGACCAACTGCGCCAACTGCAGCACCGCTACAAGGTGCAGGACTCATGCGTTGCCCAAGATCGCGGCTATCGACCCGCCGACGTGGACCGGGATTGCGCGGACTTCGGCTGGCGCGGGATGCGGGGACACGCTCGCAAGACTTGGACAATGCGCGACGAGGCGAGCGACAAGCTGATCAACTTCCCGTTCTCGGAGCCGCGAGTGAGCGACTACCGAGGCGGCGACGTGTTCTATTACGACTGGTCCGGCGACTATTTCAAAGACCTCCTCGCGAACGCGCTGGAAGCCAAGGGCGACCTCAAGTGGCTGCTCCCGAAGGACGTGAATCCGCTTTACCTCGAACACCTAAAGGGCGAGTCGAAGGTGGAGATCCGGACCGGCGTCTGGGAGTGGCGCGAGGTAAAAAGCAACGCTCCGAATCACGGCTTAGACACCTCGGCAATGCTCCTCTGCATGGCGACGATTGCGAACGTGATTCGCTACGCAGCGCCGAAGGAATAGTCAGGTTTGACGTTTCGAGCCTTGGTATGCTCGACAACCCATTTCTCGGACTGGACACCGCGACGCTGACCGCGCTCAAGACCAAGACGATTGACGCGATTCAGGCGGTGCTGCTCAACCAGAGTTACAGCCTCAACGGCAAGAGCGTGAGCCGGGCGGACCTGAACGCGCTCAACAACATGCTCGGCAACTTGCAAGACGCCTTGACCGACGCAGCCGGAACGTCAACCGATACGACCTTCGTGAGCTTCAACGGAAACTGACATGAGCACCGATTTTTTCGACGCGTCAAAACTGGTCGCAAATAAACCTTGGATTGATCGTGCGTTGGAGAACATCGCGCCGACATGGGCGCTCAAGCGTTTGGAGGCACGCGTCGCGAAGTCGCTGTTTGAGTATAACGCGGCGCGGACCAATCGCCTTTATACGCCGAAGCAATACACCCAGCCGGCCGAGAGTTCGCAGAATCAGCGCGACCGAGTGGTCATGATGTATGAGGCTCGCGACCTCGTGGACAACTTCCCCGAGGCGCGGGAAATCTCGCGCAAGTTCGGACTTTACCTGACGCCGCACGAATACTCACCGACGACCGGAGACCGCGATTACAACCGCGTAATCGACGACTATTTCCACGCGTGGTGCAAAAACTGCGACGTGACGAACCGGCACAGCTTCAAAAAGCTCGTGCAGCTCGCGGCCGAAGAACGTCCGATTGACGGTGACTGCGGCTTTGTCATCCGGCGCAGCGGCGAGGGTTTGAAACTGCAACTCGTGCCGGCGACGCGCATCGGCAACCCGAACGAGTCAGCTGTTGCCTCGAACAATTATTTTCAAGGAGTCGTGACGAACGACTTTGGCCAACCGGTAGCTTACAGGATTTTCCGCGTAGACCGGAACGGCGTTTACTTCGGAGCCGAGGACATTCCGGCAAATCAATTCTGCCACTACTTTGACCCGTTCCGCGTTGATCAATACCGAGGCGTGACGGACCTGCACAGCGCAATCCAGACGGCGCGGATGCTGCACGAAATCCTGCAAGCGGAAAAGGCCGGCGTTCGTTTCTCGTCGCAGCAGGCGGCGCTGATCTTCAACGACCGAGGCGTCGCCAACCCGCGCAACCTTTTCCAGCCAAACCCTGCGGCGAACTTGCCGAGCGGTCAGACGCAAAAGAACGAGCTGACCGAGGTCGGCATGATTCGATACTTCCAGAACAGCGACCGCGTGGAAGTCATGCCGTCGCGTCCGTCGCAGGCGTTCACCGGTTTCGTGCAGCACCTCATGCACGAGATCGCGCTCGGCGTCGGCGTTCCCGAGGGAGTGTTGTTCGGGACACAGGAATACAAAGGGCCGAGCGTCCGCGCAGAGTTCGCTGCGGCTGATCGAGTGTTCACAAACAAGCAGGGTGTGCTCACCGACAAGGTGCTCGACCCGATCAAGGACGCCGTGATTCTCGACGCCATCGCACGCGGCGAGATCGCACCGCCTCCGCTGCTTGCGGGCGAGACAATGGTTCAGGCGCTGCGGCGGGCGACGAAAGGCGAGTGGCGGTTCCCGGCCAAGCTCTCAATCGACGTGGGCCGCGAGTCGGCGGCGAACATGAACGAAAACCGGCAGGGCGCGAAGTCGCTGCAAGAGATCGCGGCCGAGGAAGGCACCGACGCTTTTTCTCGGCTGGAACAGATCGCAATTGAGGCCGGTTTCGTGAAGGAGCTTGCGGTTAAATACGGCGTGCCGGAGACGGCGATACGCCTCACCACGACCTCGCTCCCAAGCACGCCAGCGGCCGCAGCCGCAGCAGGCGACGCGGTGGGAGCAAGCGCAGCCGAGGCGCAGGCGGCGAGCGTCGCAGCGGCACCCGCTGCAATCGAGCCGGTTCAGCAAGTGCAGAACGACGCGAATCTCGTCACGATCAACTTCGCGACCGATTCTTACATTCCGACCAACGCGATGGCGGAAAACGCTCGCCGCGCTCTCGAGGTGCGCGAGCAAAAGCCAATTTCACAGCGCGGCATGACAAGCGTCGGCATTGCTCGGGCGCGTGACATAATGAACAAGCGGCCAATGTCCGAGGACACCGTGCGCCGGATGAAGGCATTTTTCGACCGGCACCAAGCTGACAAGCAAGGCGAGACATGGAAGGAACAAGGCAAGGGCTGGCAGGCGTGGCACGGCTGGGGCGGCGACGAAGGCTATTCGTGGGCGACGGCCATCGTTGAGCGTTTGAACAAGCAGGAAGTGCCAAAGG